TATCGTCTAGCAGTAGATGTTGTTAAACTTGCACCCGCTGACAGTGGATTGCTCGTACTGTTATCTGTGAAACCAGATGCGAGTTTTGGTGATGTACCAACTGAACTTGTGCTAAACGAAATAGTCTTTGTGCTTAGATTTGCTGGTGCAGATGGGACTGCCTTCATATTGTATGTGATAGTTTCTGTATCTGTTTGATATGTTAGGTCTGGCGTACCGTTTGCTGTTAGCGTGACCGTATAGTTGCCTGTGCTTTCACCCGTATAATCGTGGTCGATAGTTGCACCCACGCTACCTGGTGTAGAACCGTCTTGTGGAATTGCTAAGTCTGTATCACCATCGCCCCATGCATACCCATAGATATCACCATTCTGAGAACTGTTCGTGACTCTGACTAATGCACGATTTGCACCTGTCAAGTCTGTATGATTGTAGATAGTGAATGCATTATCACCGCTACCATCAGATACGGTAACAGCCGTGCCTGTGATATTTGCACGAACATCTGGTTCAACATGAACTGTAAATGACTCACTAATAAACGGACTTGATGAATGTGTGCTAGTAACTCTTAGGTTACCAGTATAGTCTGCCGCATTACCATTTGCTTGGTCAGATGCAGACAGTGTATATGTATGACTAATCGTGCCGCCTGTATCACCACTTGCACCAGAACCAACATTGACAGTCTGCGTATCACCATCACCAAAGGTGTAAAGATACTGAATACCAAATGTAGCGTGTGAACCAATCGTGTTCTCTGTAGTGTTTGTAAACGTGACAGCGTGACCAGATGAAGACTCTTCATTGATACCTGTGTTACTACTGAGACTGACACTTGGTGTATGAGTGTCATAGATACGGAATGTATTGGTCGTATTCGTTGGAATGACAGATGGATCGGCGGTGTTATGAGCATCAAGTGTTAATCTGACAGTTCTAGATACATCTTGCTCTGTGCTTGCTGTAAATGTATGGGCAAGTCTTGCACCCGCAGTACCACCAGCAGCCGAGTCTGAACTGATAACATCATCGGATGAACTATCACCCCAATCCCAAGTAAACTGAATTGTCGCGCTACCAATATTTGTCGTGTTGTTTTGGAAGTAAACTGTTGCACCATCGTCCCATGTTGTGATTGGTGAACCACCAGAAGGCGCAGCATATGCAGCAAACGATACGACTGGATTAGCAGTTGCGATAGTAATATATTCTGAGCGAGAGAATGTTGCAAAACTACCATCACCAGAACCACCTGTATTGCTCGCTGTTACCTGTACAGTGAACGGTGAACCAGAGTTAGAACTGTATGTGTGTGTTGGTGTTGTGCTTGACGTTGTATCATTACTAGAACCGTCGCCCCAGTCGATAACAAATTGATTGGCATTACCAACGGCCGTGATTGTCAATTGAACAGTTAGACCAGCACCACCAGATGTTTGGTCAGCAACGAATGAGACTGACTTGACAAACGTGTTATTTCTTACGTTCTCAATAACCTCGTTTAGTGTATCAATAGCATCTGTCGTTTTTGTAGAACTAGTAAAACTTTGATATGCACCAGAGGTTGTTAGACTGCTATCTGTAGGTGTGCCAAGTGGCAAGTCCATACCTGTGTTTGCACCTGCACCAGCAGATATACTAGCAATCGCAGCATTTGTATTTGCTAACTGTGCTTTGATAAAAGCATTAGTATTTGCTAGTGCTGCTCTATCAGCAGTTTGAACGGAGGTAATAAAAGCATTGGTATTTGCTAGTGCTGATCTATCATTATTCTGTACAGTACTAATAAAACTGTTAGTGTTAGCAATAAACAATTGCAAATATGTGTTAGATACTGCACCTGTGCCTAACTCATCATGCCTTGCTAATCTGATACCGCCGTTAGTAGAACCGTCATGGACACGCACCGTAATGTTATCGGTGTCCATTGTAATTTCACCCAACGCCCCAGCAAAAGTGGAGTGTTGGTTGGCCGTACCTCTTCTAAGACGAAGTTCTGTTGCTGACATAGAATTATTCCATATATTTTTTTATATTTATAAACCGCGACCACCTAGATCGCCAAAGTCTCGACGCTCATCTACAGGGTCACCGATATTACCAGCATCGTTTGTTATGAAACCAAAATCAACTTGTGGTATTGATTGAATCATAAGTTTGCCAGAACTGAAACTTAATCTAATATTGCTACCACCTATAATACCATTCAATATACCTTCATTTGTAATTCTTGTATTTGTATTAGCAACAATAGTCTGTAGATATGTATTTGAAACACCACCCGAACCAACAACAACATTATCTATTCGCGTATTGGTATTGGCTAATTGACTTTTAATAAATGCATTCGTATTGGCAATAAACGATTGAAATGCCGTGTTAGATACATCACCAGTACCACCACCACCTCCACCTCCACTTTCTAGTGTTACGACTCTAGAAGTTAGATTTGCAAAACGAGCGTTTGTATTTGCTAATGCAGATCGCTCAAGTTGTCTTACATTAGTAATGAAACCATTTGTATTTGAAACAAAAGATTGGAATTGACTGTTAGTTACTAGTGCTTCAGATACTAAATCGGATGCTGTATTACCGTCTCCTGTTTCATCTTGAAATCCTAGAACAAGTTTTACACTGCTTCCATTTGCAGTTGCCACAGTGCTTAATGATGTATTACCCATAAAGATGGTATTACTAGATAAAAATAAACTACCAAATCTTCTTTCGTTTGAGCCTATATTAAATGTATTATTACTAGCAGGTATAATGTGTTGCGTTTGAACCGTTGTGGTAAAGTTATTACCAAAGTATTCACCGGCAACAAATTTGTTTTGGTCTGCGTTATATACTAGAGTTTTGTTATTAGCGACAGAGAAATTAACATCATCTAAGTTGAGAAGACGCACCTCGCCACCACCGCTACTACCACCACCGTTAAGTGATGCCATAGCAAGTCTAGTGACCTGTGCGCTAATCTGTTGCTTAAAACCTTGTAAATCTTCCTTTAGTTTGTCTTCTAAAGGTTTTAGATCAGAAGGTCTACCATCACGCCCCGCTGGACCCATTGGACCTGCTGGTCCTTCTGGTCCTGTTTCACCGCGTGGACCGATAAGGCCACGTTCGCCACGTTTGCCCTGCGGTCCTTGCTCGCCTCTTTCCCCTTGTGGACCCTGTAAGCCTGATTCGCCAATTGGACCCTGTTGACCATCCCTACCACGCGGTCCCCTTTCACCTTGTTCTACAATAATCAGTTTTGGCTTCTCGCCATCTTCAGTAACAAAATTTATCTTTTTTAAAGATTTTCGGATTTCACTTTTGGCAAGTTCCAGAGAGGCATTAAGTAGTTTTGCTTTCTCTAGTTCGTTCATTTTAATCCTCGTAATCGTCTGTTCCTAGATTCTCTAGTAGATTACTCATCTTTTCTATTAGTTTCCGATCCTCTTCATTCATCTCTACGGGTTCAAAGTTTTCTTCCTGTACGTCTGGTTCACTGTCGTCTTCAATACCATCATCATTTAATGGACTGTCTTCATCACTCTCTTCTTTCTTGATTTGTTTGTCCATGTCACGAATCTCTTCTTCAGACATTTGTAACACATTCTTACGAACCCAGTCAAGTGAATAAAACTTACCAACGTATTGTTCGACTTCACCCATAAGCCGAAGTCGTTCAGTTAGTACTTCAGCATTTTTTAATTCAGTAAAATAGTTATCTTGTGGAAAGTCATAGTATAGGTCTTCACGCAACTCTTTCCATTGCTTGCGGTTGATAACCCCCTTGAGAACTAATTGAATCTCAAGGAGGTTATCGAACAAATGGGTAAACCTGGCACGAAGTCTCTCAATAAACCGTGTAAACTTTAGTTCGTCTCGTGTAACCTCACTCGTTCGTCCGAGGTTGAACTGAGTTTCCGACTCCATTCTTGTAATAGGAACGTTCAAAGACTTATAAAGTTTACGACGGAAGTAATCAACATCATCCATTTCACCCAAGTTTTGACCACCTGGAAGCGTTGTGATTTCTGTTCCTCTACCGCCTTCTCTGCGTGGGAGCCAAAAGTCTTCCATCATGGTCATAAATTTACGATCATCTCTGATTTCACCAGAGGATGCATCGTATACCAATTTATTCTTATGCTTTGCCATCATGTCAGCCAGATACTGTTCTGCTTTCATCTTAGGCAAGTTACCAACATCGATATAGAAGATGCGTCTCTCGGGCGCGCGAGACAATCTATAGATGACAGTCGCGTCTTCTAGTGTACGAAGTTGATTGAGAGGTTTGATTGCCTTATGTAGATAACCCAGCACCATTTTATTGGCAGGGTCAATCATTCCACTTGTGATATGACAAATAGAGTCTTTTGAAATCTTGATTGCTGTTTGATTACTTTGAGACGTAATGCCCTTGGGATGATAGATATAATATTCCTGATACCCCTTTTCAATCTTCATATTCGTGCGCTTGTCTAACTCTGAGACTTTCTCACGAATCTTTTTGATTTTACGAGGATCAATCTTACGCAACTCCTTGATACCGTCGCGTGGTTTCTTTTCGTCAATCATGATATGGTAATACAGTCTGCCATCAATATACCATTGACGGAAGATATCGTATGCTAGATTGTTGAAGTCAAGAAGTTTCAGAACATTATAGAACTCTTCACGAATTCTGTCCTTAAGCCCTTTGCCCTCCTCAATATCATCCAGAACGATATTGAGAGGTGATTGATTGTTGATAACGATTGCCTCGTTAACAATATCTTCTAAGGCATTGTCACATTCTGGTTGCATAGCCATCTCACGATACCTTGTAACCAGTTCTGCTTCTGACTTTGAATTACCTTCTAGGTCTACATATGTACCATAGACGCCGCCAGAGGCAACCTCCATAGCACCATCATCTTGGACGGGAGGAACAAAAGATTTTACATTCTGTTGTTCTTTTTCCTCTCCCTGCTTTGATATATTAAATCCAAATAACTGTACTGCCATAATCTGATTCCTAAAATTAGGTCTATTGCTTTATTTATACAAACAAAAACGGGGACCGAAGTCCCCGCCTTTTTAAATTATGTCTTTCGATTAACCGAAGAGTGCGTTTGTTACCTGACCGATAACACCCTCACCTGCTTGCCAGTAATCATAAGCAAATGTTACATCGAATGTCTCGACTGCATCATTTGTACCCCAATCTAGTGCAATTGAACCAACTGTGATTGGAAAGATACCAACGAAGTTGTATGTGCGAATTGGGTTGCCTTGTTTACCAAACTGTGTTACAGTAGCATTTGTTTTATACTGTGCAGTTGTAGCAAGGGCTGCTGACCGTAGGTTGCTTTCAAGACCGTTGATAGCATTTGACCAACGCTCCATCCCATCACGGACTAGGAAGTCTTCATCATTCATGATAGTAACAGTCCAATCGGGGAATGTTCTGTTACCAGCAAGTTTGACTTGACGACCGAAGTAGTTGACTGTTGCCTGACCTAGAGTTGCCTCTGGAATCTGAGCAGCCTGTACCATGAAAGATGTTTTAATAAAGGCACCACGATCTACTGGATTATCGATAGTTACTTGGAACAGATTGGGACGAGCGCCGCCACCAGTTAACTGTCCTTGGAACTCTGTGATATTAAATGCCATTGATTTGACTCCTTATCTTTCTTTTATTTATATTAAACCTGACCAACTACTTCACTAAATTCGACACCAGTTCTAACAGCAACGAAGTTTAGTTGAATAAAGTTGATGGAGCGGTTTGGTTTGATAAAGATGTCACCAATGAACTCATTGCGGTCGATGACTTCTGGTGTGTTGTTTGTTTCGTCACAGACAACTTTGAAGTCAAAGATACCACGGCGACCTTGAACATCCCGTAGGAATGGCTCGACTAGGTTGACGAAGTTAGCGCGAGTGAATTCATCGTTGAACTCAAACAATGTGAACTTGGAAGCAGTTGAGATTGCTTTTTCAAGGACGATGAAGAGTCTACGAACATTGATACGGTCGAAGGCGCTTGGTTTGGCAAGAAGTGTCTTGTCACCAAATAGAACTGTACCTTGACCTGGGAATGATGCAACTGGGTTGACACCACCTTTATAAAGAACATCGCGCTCTGCTTTGCTTGGATTGAAAGCGAGTTTGACAACGTTCTTGATTTGACCACGGTTGAAACCAGCAGGTGAATACCATGGATCTCTTTGCTGGTCAGTGCGAACCATTGTCCCACCAGTGTCACCATTTAGTGGTACATAGCGGAAAGTATCGTTGAACTTATCATACTGATACTTCCAACCACTATCCATTACACCGAATGAAGATGATGGTAGAGTGTCGCGGAAAGCAACCACATCTTCTGCTTGCTTACCAGAATACAGAGCATTGTCTACAACATCTGCGCGTTCTGGTGAGAGTAGAGCGATACAGTCTTTTCTCTTCTCAGCAATATTGTTGATGAGATGAATGGCACGAACTTGGTTTGCAGCAGCGCCTAAGATGAATGAGATATCAACTTCATCAGCGTTGCTGAACTTATCATAACCGTCGATGTATGCTGCATCTGATGGCTTCTGACCATCACGCCCATGTACCATTGATACTGATTGTGGTTTCGTACCACCAGTAAATGTTGTACCAAGTGCTTTACTACCGGCATTTGTATTGCTGGCATTATGAGCAGCCCACCAAATGTAATTTGAACGATTATTAATGACGTTCACATAGTAGTTTGAATTACCTTCTGGTGTTTTAGCATCAGATGCCATAGAGACGGCAGGGTGACGCTCAATGACTTGGTTCTTAGTTCCTGTCCACTCGCCATCTTCATCGACAACTACGATATGCATTTCATCACCAGAACCGCCGGCAGTAGTGGTGAAACCAGATGTACCTGGTGCTGCATCAAATAGATTGTGATGTTCCCAACGACGCTTGACAGAAGCAGACTGAACTTTTGTGGTATCGTCTGTTGTGCCTAGCATTTGACGAGTTGGTGCAGACTCAAGTGTAATTGTACTTGAAGTAACGGCTGATACTTTCAGACCATCACCAATATTGATGGTTGAACTTTGTAGGAACAAACGGTCACCTACTGTGATACCAGTAGAAACGTCAACGTTTGGACCAGAAGTTAGACTTGCTGTGGTATTTGCACCTTTTGTAAGAACTGTTGTGCTACCCGCAGTGAAGACCA